TTGTAATACATATTTGAAAAACTATGAAGGAGGTAATCCTATCGCTGCCCCTGTGTCAGACTTCAAAACTTATAAGCGTAACTCAATGAATTATAGTGATGGGTCTTTCAACGCTCTGGCTGACCGCTCTATCTCTTTAGATACTGCGAAGAAGTATGGTGTAAAATCTGTCATTGATTCAAATCAAAAAGTACTTAATCATTTCTACCCATACTACAATGGCAATGAAATGGGTGGTGCTAAAATACGCAACGTGCAGAATAAAGACTTTTCTTGGGAAGGCTCCCCTAAAAACACGGGCTTATTTGGTCAGCAAATCTTTCAAGCTGGCGGTAAGTTTGTTACTCTTGTTGAAGGCGAGTGCGATGCGATGGCGGCCTATGAACTCTTAGGTTCTAAGTGGCCTGTAGTGTCTGTAAAGAATGGTGCTGGCGGAGCGGTCAAGGATGTAAAAGAAAACTTAGAGTTCTTAGAATCTTTTGACTGTGTAGTTATTAATTTTGATAACGACAAAGTGGGCCGCGAAGCAGCTAAGAAAGTAGCGCGTATACTACGTCCCGGTAAAAGTAAAATACTTACTTTACCAGAAGAGTTCAAAGATCCTAATGATATGCTTCGGCAGAACAGTAGGCAAGCTTATGTTACATCTTGGTGGGCAGCCAGATTGTATACACCCTCTGGGATTATTAATGTCTCCGATATGGATGACAGTTATTTCTCTAGGGAAAAACAAGAGTCTGTGCCCTACCCTTGGGACGGCTTAAATGAAAAGCTTTATGGTATGCGACAGGGTGAATTGGTTACTTTAACGGGAGGCACGGGCCTCGGTAAGTCTTCTATCACCAGAGAAATTGAACACTTTCTTATCAAGAATACTAAAGACCGTGTCGGTATTCTGGCCTTGGAAGAAAACAAAAATCGCACCGTGGACGGGATCGTTTCTATCGAAGCGAATGCCAAGCTTTACATTAACCAAATACGAGAGGAGTTCCCCGAAGAAGATTGGCGCAAACACCACGCTGCCTTATTCAAAGGTGAAGCTAAAGATAGGTTGTGGATTTACTCTCACCTAGGGCAGCACGACATCGAAGAAATATTTTCTAAGTTGCGCTATTTGACCATAGGCTGTGATTGTAAATGGATTGTAGTAGACCACTTGCACATGCTCGTATCTTCTATGGCTGACGGCGATGAGCGTCGGGCTATTGATAGTATCATGACTCGACTAAGATCTTTAGTAGAAGAGACAGGGGCAGGTATGATTCTTGTATCTCACCTCCGTCGTGTAGAGGGGAACAAGGGACATGAGCAGGGTGTTACAGTAGGCTTGTCCCACCTCAGAGGCAGCCAATCTATAGCACAACTTAGTGACTGTGTTATTGCTTTGGAACGCAACCAACAAAGTGACGATCCCCTAGAGGCAAACACCACACACCTCCGTGTTCTTAAATCTAGATACACTGGAGATGTAGGTATGGCGGCACACTTGTTGTATGATAACGACACAGGAAGACTCAAAGAATTATTTGATGAGCAGCCTGACGAATTCTTTAACGAAGAGGATAACATACCATTTTAAATTTAGTATTTGATATTGAAACAGATGGTTTGGATTACACAAAAGCATGGTGTATTGTTGCTTATGATGTGGACACTCAAAAGGTACACACCTTTGATCCTGACCAGCTAGAAGATGGCGTAGCTTTTCTGGCTTCTGCCGACAAACTTATTGGACATAACATTATAGGTTTTGATGTTCCTGCAATAAAAAAACTTTATGGTGTAGACCTGTCAGAAAATTGTATTCTTAGAGATACATTAATTCTTTCTCGTCTTCTTAATCCTACCCGTGAGGGCAGTCACAGCTTAAAGTCTTGGGGCTTTAGGATTGGACATAGAAAAACAGAGCACGTAGAATTTGATGAGTACTCCCCTGAGATGATGAAGTATTGTATCAATGACGTAATGGTAAATGCTAAGGTTTACGAGTATCTTAAAAGAGAAAGTAAAGGCTTCTCTGCTTTGTCAGTAGAGATAGAACATGAAGCTTACAAATTAATAGATGATCAAAGAAATAAAGGTATGCTTCTTGATAGAGAATATGCTATGACTTTGGAAGCTAAGTTTGAAGAAGAGCTTGAAGATGTTAAGCGTGAGGTTCATAAGGTATTCAAGCCTAAGAAAGAAGTATTTACTCTTCGTATATCTTACAACGCAGACGGAGCTGTGTCTAAGTTTGCTAAGTGCCGTGAGTTAAATAAAAGAGTAAGGCTATCTGATGACGAGTATGTAGAAATATGTGATAACAAAAAACTTAAAAGAGTTATGTCACATCCTTTTAATCTTGGGTCAAGAAAACAAATAGGAGAATACTTACAGGATTTTGGCTGGAAACCTAAAAAGTTTACACCCACAGGCCAGCCCATTGTTAATGAAAGCGTACTAAATAAAATAAAAAATATACCACAAGCACAGTTGATCTCAAGATACTTGATGTTGCAGAAGCGTCTTGCTTCTATAACTTCGTGGCTAAAAGAGTGTGATGATGACTCAAGAGTTCGGGGGTACATAAATTCTAACGGCACTATTACAGGACGGATGACACATAATAGTCCTAACATGGCCCAAGTCCCCAGCTTATCTTCCGAGTACGGTAAAGAATGTCGGGCTTGTTGGACTGTACCCAAAGGCTACAAGCTTGTCGGTATTGATGCTAGTGGTCTTGAGTTGCGAATGCTTGCACATTATATGGACGATCAGGAGTACACAAATGAAATCATTAACGGAGATGTCCACACAGCTAACCAAAAGCTTGCAGGACTTGAATCTAGAAATCAGGCAAAGACATTTATATATGCCCTCTTATACGGAGCAGGAGATCCTAAACTTGGAAGCGTGGCTGGAGGAGGTAGGGACGTTGGTGCAAGACTTAGAAAATCTTTCTTCGATAATCTTCCATCATTTAAATCTCTTAAAGATAAAGTTGGAAGAGCATCCAAGAAAGGATACATAAAAGGTATTGATGGTCGTAAGCTCATTGTTCGCAGCGAGCATTCAGCTTTGAATACATTATTGCAAAGTGCCGGGGCTATTGTTATGAAGAAAGCTTTAATTATTTTTTCAGACAAAATAAAAGATTTAGATGCCTCTGTTGTCGCCAATGTCCACGATGAATGGCAGGTCGAAGCAGAAGAAACTATAGCTGACACTGTGGGAAACTTAGGTATCGGTGCTATAATAGAAGCCGGTGTACAATTAGGACTTAACTGTCCGCTAGATGGAGATTATCATGTCGGAAGCAACTGGTCAGAAACACACTAGAACAGGTAAGCATGTTTTTGAGGATGGAGATTGGTGGTATTACTACCCCGAAGATGGCTCTAGTATTCATACTGGTGGACACATCCGAGAAAGAACTTCTGTTAAAGAAAAAAGAAACTCTAATAGAATGTGGGTAGACGGTAATTATATCTCAAAAACCCATCCTTTACATAAGCCCGGACGATATAAAGGTTTTACTGATGCTGCCTTTAGTTCTTTAGAAAACTATGAAAGATCTAAAGAGGGCGAAGTATATATTATACACAACCCTTCTTTTCCCGGATGGGTTAAGGTCGGTATGGCTGTCGATTCTAACGACAGGTTGAAGCAGTATCAAACATCTTCACCTTATAGGGATTATACAATTGTAAAATCTTACAAGGTTGCCGACAGGCGAGACGCTGAAAGCAGGGCACATAATGCACTTACCGTTGAAGGGCGTGGACGTAAAGGCGAATGGTTTTACATGGGATCTAATGTAGCTATTGCTGAACTTGATAAATTATTTGACGAGGGAGGCCAGCTTGAACTCTTCTAAAACTCTAGACACTTTAGTAGAGGACATATACTCTACCCTTGATGTGCTATCTGAAGGTAAAGATATTGATCTTACTGATGATATAATATATGACTTTGGTGAAAACATGAAGTCTGCTTTGATACACTGGGCTACACCTAGGACACAAACAAAAGGTCTGCGTATGAGTAACGTGGGCAAACCTTCAAGGCAGCTTTGGTATGACATTAATAATACTAATCATGTACAAAAACATTCTGCTTCCACACAGATTAAATTTCTTTACGGACATATTTTAGAAGAATTACTTCTTATGCTTGTGCGCTTGTCTGGACACACGGTAACTGATGAACAAAAAGAAGTTGTAGTAGAGGGCATCACAGGTCACATGGACTGTAAGATTGATGGTGAAGTAGTTGATGTAAAGACTGCTTCTGGGTTTGCATTCAAAAAGTTTTCCCAAGGAACCCTAGCGGAACAAGATGACTTTGGATACATGGCCCAGTTAGCGGGATACGAGGCCCATGAGGGGACAGAAGCAGGCGGCTTTCTTGTGATCAACAAAGAAAACGGAGAGCTGTGTTTGTTCCGCCCCGATGATATGGATAAGCCTTCTATTAAAAGTAAAATAAAAAGCTTAAAGAAAGCTATAAAGCTTGACTCCCCTCCAGAAAAATGCTATAATCCTATACCCGAAGGAGTAAAAGGTAATGAAAAACTACCACGCTCCTGCGTGTTTTGTCCCCATAAATTTAATTGCTGGGCAGACAGTAACGAGGGTGAGGGGCTTCGGGTATTTGAATACTCTAAAGGTCTGACATACTTCACCAAAGTTGTTAATGCCCCTAGAGTTAAGGAAGTTATAGTTGAACAGTAAAACTATGAAGTTGATCCGTAAAAAAAGTCTAGATATTCTAGCTGATTGGATGCACACTTTAGTCCCCGAAGAAGATCAAAATAAAATTACGCCTGATAACGTAGAAGATTTCTTGTCTCAACAAGAGTATATCTACAACAATAAAACACTATATAAAAGTATATACACCCGATCTTGGGTTGTGTCCGTGCTTAAAAAAATGATAAAAGATGGGCACACTTTAGACAATATAAATTATACAATGTTTAATAACAGCTATAGGAAGTATATCTATGGTAAAAATTAAATCGGGCGCTAGGAAAAGGAGGGTGCCACGCCCTAAAAAACTTATAAAACCTGACGGTAATAAGTATGATTCTATATGGGAAGCACTTCTTCACGAATCAATCTTAAAAGATTGGAAGCACCATGTAGATAAAGTACCTTATGTAATTGAACATAAATATGAGCCAGACTTTGTTCGGCATATTGAAGGTAAAAAAATCCTTTTAGAATCTAAGGGTAGGTTCTGGGACTTTCAAGAATACAATAAATATATTTGGGTAAGAAAAAAACTACCCAAAGATACTGAATTGGTATTCTTGTTTGCGAATCCCGATGCCCCTATGCCGGGAGCTAAGCGCCGTAAAGACGGTACTAAAAGATCTCATGGTGAGTGGGCGTGGGCCAATGACTTTAGGTGGTTTAGTGAAGACACAATTCCGGATAGTTGGATTGATGTTAAAGCTAAAGAGTCTGAAGAATTTAAAAAACGAAATGATAAACTAACTGTGGAGATGCAATGAGCATTGATAACATAACAGTGCAGGAATGGAACAAGATGGGATACAAAACTGTAGATGACGAAGACAACGAACCTAACCACCACCCAAGGTTCTCTGAAGAAGCTATGTCAAAAACCTACCACCCTGTTAACCGTCCAGAGCATTACAACAACGGCAGTATGGAATGTATTGATGCTATCCAAGGTATGCTTACACACGATGAGTACATTGGCTACCTACGTGGCAATGCACTAAAATATAACTGGCGTTGTCGCTACAAAGGTAAGCCTGTAGAAGACTTACGCAAAGCTCGTTGGTACGAAGAGCGTTTGATCCGTTACATGTTGGAGCATCCGGGTGACAAGTTGGGATAGGAAAGCAGAAAGGTCTGAAATGTTTCATAAAAGAAACAAAGCAAAACATAAGAAACAAAAAAAAGCCCGTACTCGTGGTTACAGGCAGGAACAGCTAACAGAGAAGGATGATTTGGATGACATCAAAGATTGGCATACAGGATTATTTAGGGATTCAGATTGACTATGATCGTGATAACTTATTAAATATTTTTTCACTAGAGACTTTAAAGGATAGATACTTTATACCCGGAGAAACCCATGCACAAGAAGCCTTTGCCAGAGCGTCCGTCTATGGTGCAACGTATCAAGGGCATACTGACTTCAATCTTGCACAGCGACTTTACAACTACGCAAGCAAGGGTTGGTTCGGTTTTAGCACTCCTATACTTAGCAACGGGGGAACCACACGTGGCCTCCCTATTAGCTGTTTTCTTAATTATGTTCCTGATTCAAGGCGCGGCCTCTCTGATCATTATGATGAGAACATATGGCTTGCGAGTGGAGGTGGAGGCTTGGGTGGATATTGGGGTGCTGTTAGAAGTAATGGCGTTTCAACTTCTAGCGGCAGTGAGTCTACTGGTAGTATCCCTTTCATGCACGTAGTTGACAGTTATATGTTGGCTTTCAATCAAGGAAAAACTAGAAGAGGATCTTATGCAGCGTATATGGACATTAGCCATCCAGAAGTGGAAGAGTTTATCGCTATGCGAAAGACTACTGGGGGTGATCTTAACCGTAAGTGTCTTAACCTTCACAATGGAATTACAATCACAGACGAATTCTTGGCCGCCGTCATGTCTGATGATCAGTGGAGGCTGATTGATCCTAAGTCTAAGCAGGCAGTCAAGACTGTATCCGCTAGGGACTTGTGGTGGCAGCTAGTACACACCAGAGCAGAGACAGGTGAACCATACATTGTTAACCTAGACCGCTGTAACGAAGCTCTACCGCAGCCACAGAAGGAGCTAGGGCTAGAAATACGCCAAAGTAACTTGTGTTCTGAGATTACACTACCGACAAGCGAGGATCGTACAGCAGTGTGCTGCTTATCTAGTGTTAACCTAGAATACTTTGATGAATGGAAGGACGATGAACTATTTATCTTTGACATGATCAACATGCTGGATAACATAATTGAACATTTTATTGACAATGCTGTACACAGCCGTCCTTGGACAGAACCAAGCACATTAGAGGAGTTTAGAAATTATGTTAGAGAAGATAAAACAGGCTTTGCAAAAGCCGCTTATAGTGCATATAGAGAACGTGCGGTCGGTCTTGGAGCAATGGGTTTTCATAGTTACCTTCAACGTAATGGAATCCCTTTTGAGGGAATGTACGCCGCCAGCTTTAACAATAGAGCGTTTAAGACAATCAAAGAAAGATCTGAAATGGCTTCCAGAAATCTGGCTAGAGAGCGTGGGGAGGCTCCTGACATGGCTGGTAGTGGCCGTCGCAATTCCCATCTGCTTGCTATTGCCCCTAATGCTAGTTCTAGCATTATATGCGGTGGAACAAGTCCTAGTATTGAGCCTACAAGGGCTAACGTATTTACGCACAAAACTTTAACAGGCTCATTTAAAGTAAAAAATAAATACTTGGAGAAACTACTTGAAAGTAAAGGCACCAACACCGATAAAACGTGGAAAGATATTGCTGCTGCTGAAGGCTCTGTTAAAGACCTACCGGAACTCTCAGAAGAAGAGAAGGAAGTATTTAAGACGGCCCCGGAACTTAACCAGATCTGGGTTATTGAACACGCCTACCAGCGACAGAAGTACGTCTGCCAAGCACAGTCAGTAAACTTATTTTTTGAGCCACCCCCGGCTACAGCACCACAGGAGGTACACGATGAATATCTGGAGTATGTTAATCATGTACATTGGACAGGAGCTAACAAACTCAAATCTATGTATTACTTGCGAACTACAGCGGCTAGAAATACAGAGAATGTTAACGTCAAGATCCCTAGAATCAACCTTGAAGACGGGGAGTGCCTAAGTTGTGAAGGATGAACACCCAGTATACAGAGCGCAGTTCTATATAACAGAGTTAAAAAAGTATGCCACTTGGTCTGATTATCTGGCATACTATAGGGAACAAGATGATAAGATTATGTTGTTCAGTAACTACTGTATGCAGATGTGGTCTAGTTATATGAACGATAAGATCAAACAACAGGAGGCACCCTTGAGTTACAAGGAGTACCTAAACAAGTACAAAGAATTACTGGAGGATGGATACAGTGATAGACCCTAAGATTAACGCCATGATGCGACTGTACGAAG